ATTGGCAGGATAATATCCAAATCCTAGATTACCTGTAAAAGTCAAAGCAACATTACCACCTGTAGAATAAAGCGCCTCTCCACCGACTTCATTAGTGTTGCGATTTCCGAAATAAATTGATTTAATTGGCCGTCCCATTTTGTTTCTCCTTGTGTTTTAGCGTTCTAGGCCTACGCAGAGGGTTACTGCATAAACTCTCATCTAAGAGCGAACATTATATTTACCATTTTTGTTGACTTTATCCTGTGCCCGTGTATAATAAATATCAAAAGGACCATATCATGGATGTAGATTCAGCCGCAACATTTTTATCATGTGCAATACTATTTGGAGCAGGTTTTGCCATCCTTGGTATTACAGTTATTTTTATAAACAATATTACTCACAAATACTGGAAACCAATTCGTATCTTTACACAAGACAGTTGGGTATTCAACGTGGGTAATACAGCACCTAGTAGGTTTGCTGAGCCACATGAAATAGAACCAAAGATTCCACCAGTGATGGACAAGAAACAGTAGCCAACAAAAAAGGGCCTTTCGGCCCTTTCCTGTTTTTCCTTCCCATCCCTGAGAAAGTTCGTTCCAATTATTGGAATGATAAGTTGCTTACTGCAATGCTTTCTAGGTAGTCGGCAGCGTTACCCAAAGATGACGCTGTGTTTGTTAACTCAACATATCCGTAACGTGTCATAAAGCCTACGACTGGTTCGAATGTAGCTGGGTCAAGAACTACACCAGAACTCATTAGAGGAATATATGGGCAATAGAACGCGGCTGCATCAGCCTCGCTAGTACCTTTGTATCCAACTAATACGTTGGCTGTATCAGCGGCATAGCTATCAACGTAAATACGCATAGCACCATTCAATGTACCAACAAACTTGGTGTTTGTAGGAGCTTCAAATGTACCTTCTGTTGTACGAGCAAATGCGCTAGTAGTAGCACTTTGCAATACTGTCAATGCGGCTGGTGATACAACTGCCCAGTTTGCCGCACCACGACGTGTGCGTTGTGCAATCAAGTTAGCGGCACGGTTGATAACAACTGCCAATGCGGCATGCTCGTCACCAACGAATGTAGCTGTACCGGATACTGTTGCTTGGTTGTATGTGTATGTTGAACCACTTAGAGCACGTAGGCTACCAAGAATTTCTTGGTCGATTTCAACTGTAATCTCTTGAGCCAAAGCTGCCATGATTTCTGCTTCAACATCTAGACCGTGCATAGACTGTGCGTCTTGAGCGGCTTCAAATGTCCAACGAGCAGACAATTTGCGTGTTTTAGCTTCAACAACTTGTTTCAAGATTTGAACATTGATACGACGACCAGGTACACCTTCAAGAGCACTTGTAGCCTGTGCTTTGTCGTCTGCACCACCCGAGTATGCTGAAGCAATCTTGAATGGGCTCAATGCTTCATCACCAGCAGTAACATCAGTACCACTTGTGCTGTTAACATCATCAGCATAACGAACACGTAGAGTGTGAATCTGACTGACTGGACCTGTCATTGGTTGTACACCAACGATTTCGTTAGCAATAACTGTAGGCATAACGCGACGGATAACCGGTAGAATTACACGGTTAAGAGTTGAAATGTTACTTGCGCCAGTTGCGCCAACTGTTGCACTCTCAGCCAAATGCTTACGAGTGTTTTCTAATACTACCGACATAGAGGTACGGCGTGAACCTTGTAGGCCTTCTAACAGGGCATCTTTGGTTTCGCCCCAACGGCTTTCTAATAATACTTGTGACATAATTTTTCCTTTTTCCTTTTAGGGTTTACTTTAGCCCTGCTAAACGCTTTAACACGATAACATTGCTGTCATCTGCTTCAATGACGGTTTTAGCAGTTTTATCTCCAGTTACTTCGCTACGGCTTTCAGCTAATACAGCTTTTGGGGCTGATGTCTTAACTGTTCCGTTGTTTAGTACTGCTGGAAGATACTTTTCATATGCACTCTGCAGTTTTACAGTTTGCACAGATTCTAACAAGTCGCTCATAATAGCGGCTTTTTCCTTGTTCAAAGGCTTCAACATGGACTCAAGCATTACCTTGCGTTCTTGTGATTCTTTGATAATACGGATTTCTTTGTCTTTCGACTCTACTAGTACTGAGTTGTCTTCAGCAACTTTCTTGGCTTCTGCCAAGTCTTGTTGAGACTTTTTAACAGCTTCTTGTAGTTTACGAACTTCTTTGTTCTCATTTAAGTGAGTAACAGCAAATTCGCTGGCAAAAGCTTCAAATAAACGACGTCCAAACATGTTCTCGCGAGCAGTATGGATATCTTCTTTTAGTTGAGTCAATTCAGACTCTAGCTTAGTAGTTACAGATTCTTTCACAAGTTCGCTGGCACGTGAAATAAAGGCTTTTTGCATTTCTGCAATCTTTTGTTTGGCTTCTGCAACCAAACGCACTTTAGTTTCAACAACTGCTTGCTTGTCTTGTTCAAATTCAGAAATTTCTTCAGCCAACGCTTTGATAACAAAACTTTCCATCTTAGCAATGCTATTTTGGTAAGTCTTACGATCGTTGCGTAGTTCTTTGATTTCTTCGGCTAGTTTAGTAACCATGAAATCGTTGAACTTGTTGGCACTTGTGCTCATGTGCGTATTGAAACGTACACGGTCTTCGGCCAGGGCTTTCTTTTCAGAATAGAATTCTTCAAGTTCGCTTTGTAGCGACTCTGTAACCATTTTGTCTAGAGCTTCAACCATTATACTTTTGTCATGATCGTAGCGACCTGCGAATTCCTCACGTAACTCGGCGCGAACTTGTTCACGAGCTTCGTTCAACTTGGTTTCCCAAGCTTCACTTAGAGCTTGTTGAGTGCTTTCGTTTATAAGGCCACTGTCTAACAATGGTTTGATAGCATCTAACATTTAGGTTTCTCCTATTTTAACTTCAATTCGTTGATTAAGCGCATAACGCCTGCTTGTACATACTTCTGTACTTTTTGATCTTTACTGGCTTCACGTGCCACTTCAAACAACTCAGCACCACCACGCATGTTCATAAGACTCTCATACACAGCTTTCGGGTATGCATGAGGTGCGCTAGGTTGTGCCACGATGTCGACGGTAATGATTTCAAAATCACTAACGTGTCCACTACTTTCATTTACCTGACCCGAGCCGCGACTGCTAACACCCAGCTTGACACCGCTTGTTAACATGGCTCTTACAAGCTCACCCATCGGGGTTGGTAAAAGTTTTAATTTTCCATAACCACAGTTGCCTTCCATCCACATGCGTGTGATCATATGGCTAACACGGTCTAGATTAATTTTTAAATCATCAGGATGATCAACTTCACCTAATACACTGTATCCGGTTTTTAGTTGGTCATTAATAGTACTAACAGCTTTTTCGATTTCACGAACAGGATATACTCGTTTGTTGTGGTTTTCAACTCCACCTTCAATGAATACTCCCGTCATGAAGAGATCTTTTGCTTTGCCATCTGCACTACCCTCTTCGAGGATAGTGATTCCAGCTTGATCAAAGGACAAGTGTTCTCTGAGATAACGGGCTGTTTGCATTCGTATTATTTGCCTGTGTTTTGCTTTAGTACAGTCTTGTCAGTAACTGGCACTTTACCGCCTGTTGTTTGACCTTCTGGACTATTAGCTGATTCCCAGTTCTTACCTACTGGACTTGTCTTTTTGCTACCGCCAGGTGCATTCTGGAACTTCTCATTAGAGAACTTGCCTTCACCTTTGCTGTATTCATTGTTTGGCTTTGGTGTTGGCTTGCCGTCTGGACTGTCGTTAGTGGCACCAGTCTTGTTTAGAATGTTCTTGCTTGTACCACCAAAATCAGGGCCAGTTTGCTTGCTGATAGAATTAGTGTTTACAGGAACTTTTTTGCCATTGCCAGCCTCTGTACCTTCAGCATTGTCACCTTCGCCGCCGTATACTTGACCAATTTGATCTACATATTCGCGCATTAGTTGTGCAACACTTTTAGGTCCATTGCTTTTAGTTTCTTTAACTTCAGCTTTGTCTTCTTTGTCTTTGTCCTTGTCATCTTCAGTGTCTTCATCAGACTCTTCAGCTTCCATCACGCCTTCACCAAATTTTGGCTCTTCTGCACCAACTTCGGTTGGGCCGTCCATGCTATCCATGCTATCCATGTTGTCAGCATCTGGTTCACTGTGGCTGACATCTAATTGTGCTTGGATTTCAGCAAACATGTCTTTTAGCTCGTCGATGTCAGCTTTGGTAGCTGGCTCGTCACTGCCCATGTCATCACCGCCCATGTCAGTGGGTGGTAAATCGCCACCTAGTTCGTCTTCGTCTTCTGGATCTTCACCATCAAGACTAAACTCTGCTTCGCCTTCTTCTTCAGCAATGCCGCCATTTTCGTCGCCTGTGACTTGAGCGCCAAGTTCTTCAACTGGCATGCCGCCCATTTCATTCATTTCGTCTTCGTCCATCAAACTTTCGTAGATGTCACGACTTTTTTCTACCACAATCTCATGAAATAATTCACGAGCTTTTTGTTCGTTTTCATTGATGATATACTCAATCAATTTTTCATACTTGTTCATAAGAACTCCTTTAGAATATAGCTATGTGTAGTTATTTACTTAACTACGTAGTTTTCAGTGTTAAATGGGGGTTTTTTGATGTGTTTTACGAAGCTAGTCGGAATTACATCGGTGGAACACCGGCTGCCGCGGCATCTGGGGCAGGTGCATACTGTGATGCAACAGATTTTAATTTCTTCTCATGTTCAAATTTACGCACATCGTTGGCTATTCTCAGCTTGTTTAGGTGTGCTAGAGTCAAGCGAGTCTTGCGTAGATCTTTGAGTTTAATCACAGAATTGTCATCCTTTTCTGTGTTGTAACCCGGAAGATTTGGCTTGGCTCCTTGTGAAAATTCGTATATGTTCATATATGTATTTAACCCAGACAGGGTTAAACTGGTGCCGCAGGGGCCGCGCCTACACCGGGAGCAGGAGCTGGTGCACCTGGTTCAGCAGGGGCCGCTTCTGCGCCTGCCTCAGGGGTAACTGCACCTAAATCGCTTTCAATACCGCCGGGACTGATGCCCATGCTACGCAAGTTTGGAGCATCTGCAGGAGCTTCTTCAACATTGCCACGTTCTTCGTTCCAGGCTATTTCATTCTCGCTGATCTCCATTTCGCTCATGCCCAAGTAGCGTTTCATCAAGAATCGCTTGGCAAGATAAGGGAATTGTTCCAACTGTGTAAAGGTGGCGATACGAGCCGAATCAATGTCAGCTTGACGATATTGTGCAAAGTTTTGTGGCTCTTCAAATATCAAATCAAACAATTGCCCATCAATGTTGACCCCTCTCCAGCGCATGAACATCTTGAACTCGGTATCTAGTTTGTCAATGATCATGCTCTGTAGACGCTTACAGTACTGTGTAAAACGCCATTCTTGAATTAATGCTGTGCCCACTTTGCCATCGCTGTAGCTCTGTGTACCATCATCTACACCCGAAGGCAAATAACTAGCAGGAATACGCAGGCCACGGAATAACTTGTTGGTAAAGAACTTCAAGTCTGTGATTTCGCCTAGGTTTTGTCCACCGGCTAGTGCTTCTACGCTAGATCCACGCCCATCTGCACTAACAGGGAAAAAGAAGTCTTCGTTTTGACTTAATGGATTGTATGTGGCATCCATCATGTTGACACCACCTCCAGTTTGTGTGGGGATACGTCGCTGATGAATTTCGTTTTTGATACGCTCAACAAAGGCCATGGCCATGTGTGGTACCATGTTGCCCACGTCAATCTTGAAAATTCTACGCTCAGGTGCTCGCTGTACGCGATAGATAATAATAGCGTCTTCAAGCAGTTCTTTTTGTTTGAATACTTTAAACACGTTTTCTAGCACCGAGTTACCAAAGGGCCAGAATATGTCTAGGCCTTCAGTCAGGCTCAAATGTACAATATGTTCAGCATTGATCACAGCTTCATTCTGTGCATGTTGGAAACGTCCGCCACCTGCACTGGGGGAATTGGGCTGTGAATAACTGCCCTGTGATCCGCCAAGTTGTGGATGATTTGTAAATGTATCACTGGTGCTGACTGCTGTAACTGTCAAGTTCTGAAAGTTGGGGTTGATGTCTTTGACAATGTACTGCTCGGGCTTTTTACCTTCGCCCTCGTTAACAATAACCTTGACCACTTTACTCATTTCGGTCCAAAACAATTTAAATGTTTCTGGATCACGTAAGAATACTTGATCGCCGTACTTGATTGTGTTACGCACAATCTTAAAGATACGCTTGTTAAATTCGTTCAAGCTGACCCATTGCTGTAGTTGCTCTTTGATAATTTTAACTTCGTTGTCTGTGGGCTTTTCTTTAAAGTGTATGGTAAATGCTGTACCGTTTTCGTCGTTCTTTTGTGTACAGAACTCAGCTAGGATATCTAGTGCGGCATTGATTTCCGAATCCATGTCCATTTGTTCGTATTGGTTATAACGCTCAACACGATTGGGGTGACCAATGTAAACTTCAGGCAGTGAACTTTGATAGTTACGATAACCAGGATCTGTGGGATTTCCGGACTGTGCTGTTGCGCCCGAAATTGGACTCACAGTTCCAACGTACTGCACATTGCTGGTTTTAAAATATTTTTTCCATCCGGCCATATATTAATCTCTTTGTGGTATTTACCGTTAATTAGTAGCTATTGTTCAATATGCTACCCGAAAGATTGTTTGCTTCACCCATTAGGTCTGCCATGGTTACATGATAATCCAATTGTTTAGCCGCTGTATCTTTCATAGCTTCTAGATGTTGAGCAATAGAATCCATTGCTCCACTGGTCTGTGATCCTTTGCTCATGGATGCCGACAGGTCTTTAATGGCCAGGGCTAAATCCTCCATTACTTTGTCATTGCCACTGCCCATCATTTTGGTTAACGAGTCGGTGTCAAATGTCACAGGAATGGTTCTACCATCAGGTAAGGGTACTGCGGCCTCTGGACCTGCTTCACCAAATATGTTCAGCCTGCCCGGGGTGGCCAGGCCACCTTCAGCATTCTTAGCTGTATTGCCTTTGAACCAACCAATGGTACCACCAACTAATCCGCCTACTGCGGCTCCTACTGCTGTACCAATAACAGGAACCAGCGATCCAATCACAGCACCAGATACCGCTCCAGCTGATGCTCCTACTAATGCATTGCCGGTTTTGTCCTGAGTTTCTTTCGACGGCATGTTTCCTTCTGCAAATTCTGCCGCTTTCTTTTTAGCATAGGCCGCAAAATCTCCGGCAGCATCAACGCCTTCTTGGAACAATTTCATTGTTTGCTCTTGATTTGCTTGTAGTATCTTGGCATACGCAGGCAGTGCATTTGATGCCATGGCTTCCATTTGATTTTGAAATGTCTGCATCGAGCCTGTGAGCTTCTTGTAACTTTCTGTCATTGGATCCACAGCTTCACTTTGTTTAATTGCGGCGTCTTTGGATACTTGTGCGGCATCTACTTGTAGTTGACTAGTTGATCGAACACTGTCCTGGAATGTGGCCATTTCTTTACCAACACCACTGAAACTGCTACTCATCAAGGCCGCTGTGGATGTTGCTGTTTCGCCTTCTGCCCGCATTTTATCAGCAAACTCCGCGGCACCAGACTGAGTTGTAGTAATCATATCTTGGTTGCCCGAAGTCACTCCGGCTGCGGTTTTCTTGATCAACTCCATAGCTTCAGCATTGCCAGCAATGACTGGGTCAGTAACAGTACCTCCGGCCAACATCTGCATCAATGCCTGTTGCATCTTTGGACCTGCTTCTGGTCCCAGTGTCATTAGTGTAGCATGTGCATCTTTAAATGCTTTTTGTTGATCTTTATCCAACTTGCCCATCAATGCACCACGCATACTGTCGGCACGGGCTTTTTCCATTAACTTTTTAGCATCCTGTCCTGTAATGTCACTGATAACTTTTAAGTTTGTTGCATAATCTTTTGTTTGCCTTGCTAGTTCTGCGGGTGCTAAATTACGCACATCTATACCAGATGCTTTCATCTGTGCGCCATACTGTGCCACAATCTGTGCTTGTTCTTCGTAACTGTAGCCCATGGCCAACATTTCATCACGTAAGTTACTGCCGCTTTTACCAATGGTGGTTGTAAGACCCTTCATGCCCTGTGCCATCATACGAGCACCATCAGCTTGAGTCAGCCCCGACAAACGAATTTCTTCACTGCTGGCTGTCACAGCCGCGGTTAGTTGTTTGATACCCAGGCCTGAATCATGGGCCACATTTCGCATTTCTATCATACCGCCCGCAAAACTGGCTCCTGCTTTGGTGTATCCTTTAAGGGCATCAGCTGACTTTTGAAATTCTTTGGCCATTACATCATTGGCCATTTTGAGAACAGTGGTGGCAAAGTCAACAGCGGCCTTGGCACTGGCACTGACAGCATCTACAAATCCTGCTCCGGCCGCACTGAATGGTCCCAACAGACCTGATGCGGCCTTGCCCAGTCCAGCTCCCACATCTATCAATGTTTTTGCGGCTGCTCCTGCTAAATCAATGTTTGTGGCCATCATGGTGGCTGCGGCCTGTATGGGGTTTTCAGCCATTTGATCGTAACTGGTAACAAACGATGTGGCCACTGCGGCCGCTGTTTGTGCCATAGTTCTACCAAAGCCTATCAACGCATTGCCAACCTGTGGTATACCAACCTTTAGCCCATCACCTAGACCTTTAACATATTTGCTTGCGGCTTCTGCGGCCGCACCCGATGACTTGGTTTGTTTAGTTGATTCGTCGGCTGCCTTGGTATTCTTCTTACGAGCTTCTGTTTCTTTTTCTTGTTCTTTCAATGATTTAGCAGACATTTGTCCGCCACCAGTGGCTCCGCCACCACCCGCACCACCTTTGCCCTGCATGGCAGCCAGTATCTTTTGTAGTGTTTCTTCCGTGGCTGCATTATCAGCAACAATGTTGCCAATGCCAGGAATGTTGATTTGTACACTAGCCATGAATTTCCCAGGTAAATAGAGTTATACATCTATTTATGGAGATCAAATCATGGTGAATAACGCCGCTGATAATCCGCTGTTTAAACACTTTAGACAACCTGCAGTTTACTTGAAGTTGCCCAGCGAAGGGCATTTTTACCCCGAAGGCACACTGGATTTGCCGCCAGCTGGCACTATTCCAATTTACCCAATGACTGTCAAAGACGAACTGACACTAAAAACACCCGATGCCTTAATGAACGGGCAGGGCATGGTTGAAGTTATTCATAGTTGTTGTCCCAATATAAAAGATGCATGGTCAATGCCTGCTGTGGATGTGGATGCCATCTTTATAGCAATCAGATTGGCCAGTTACGGATCCGACATGGACATTACCACTGCTTGTACCCATTGTACAGAAACCAACGAACACTCCATCAGTTTAAACCACTTGCTAGACAGTTTCAAAATTGCTGACTATGAAAAGCTATCATTTGTTGACCAACTAAAATTTAAATTTAAACCACAGAGCTACAAGCATATCAATGATTTAAGCATTATCACCTACGAAGAACAACGTCTTGTGGATAGTGTAATACGTAATGAAGCACTAAGTGATGAAGAAAAAGCTGTGCGATTTGGCAACAGTTTTACCAAGCTCAAACAAATGAATGTGGATGCCATTGCTGTGTGTGTTGAAAGTATTACCCCAGAAGGTGCAGAGCCAGTAACTGATCGTAAATTCATCACTGAATATTTAGAAAATTGCAGTAGAGAATCGTATCAGGCTATCAAAGACAAAATTGATGCCATAATCAAATCAAATAAACTAGAGTCATTGAAGTTAACTTGTTCCGAATGCCAAAAGGAATACGAATCTAGCTTGGAGTTTAATCAATCAAATTTTTTCGGCAACGGCTTTTGACACTTGACAATGATTCGATCATTGCCTGGCTAGATAGCCTAGAAAAAGAGTCAAAAGCCTTAAAGAAAGAAATATTGCAGTTGTGTTGGTACATGAGAGGTAGTGTATCGTATTCTGAAGCTATGGAACTGAGTCCATCAGAAAGAGAAATTATTGTTAAAATAGTTAAAGATAATTTAGAAACTGCAAAGAAATCAGGAATGCCATTCTTTTAAGATGTCTTACAGACATCTGTTGTTTCGCTCACGCTCACAACACTATTCTCTGACTTTAGTATCATCCAGATTAATCGGTCACACTTTGCCCGCACAGGGCAAAGATAGCATCATCCGAGTAGCACGATCACTAGTATTAGAACTAAAAAAGTCTATAGTTGACTATAGTTGACTATAATTCAATATAAACTCTTACACAGGCGGTTGTCCGGTACCTGCTCATTCTGTCTTTTCACAACGGCGGATCGACCATAACATACTAGCGTAATTGTCGACCGTGTACGATCACTCGTACGTCTTTTCAGCCTTAAAATTTTGTTCAAACAATCAAACCGCGGCAATTAGCGATCTTCGTCCTGTCAAGGATAGTGATTGAGTGCTCTGTACGGCGCAGAGTCTTCCGTCCCAGTGACCCGAGGTCCTGTTTTCTTGGGCACACGTTTTTAGACTTGTGCGAGTCTTAACCGTTTAATTTTTTTATGTGGGAGCCATGGACACGGACACTGATTTGTCCGTTGTAGTATTCTTGTGATTCTAGCACTTTGTGTGTGAATTGTTCTCGCGCTTCGATATAACTACATTCGGCTTTGGAGCGACAGTAGTACATGATTTCTCTTGTAAACTGATCTGCGCCCATAGCCGCAACATCTTTATTCAATTCTTCGTTTGAGCCATAATATGTGAGCCAGTCGCTGTCTATTTTGCTTCTGACTCGTTTCTTTTTCTTTGTACCGTTTTTGAGTTTTACTACTTTGTAAGATGTTTTAGAGAATTTTGCTAGTTTTTTACCTATGTATTTGCGCCCTGATACACGATTCGTTATAAGATACACAAAGCCCACACAGTCTTCGGGTAATTCTTCAACTGGTAAACCTTGATATGTCCATGTCATGCATAGTAATTATGCCTTTGTGTGCCATGATTAAATATTATTACAATTTTATTATACTATTTCAACATCGGTATTATATGTTGTAAATCCGTTTTCTTTAACTACATGAAGTGTATTGTTTACACGCCCAGACAGTTCATCCTTGTGACTTACTAACCAAATTGACTTGTTGCTGTCACGGCTCATCTTCTTAAGAATAGCAAGTGAATTTTCAACACCACTCGAATCCATGCCTGAATCAACTAGTTCGTCAATGAACAACAAGTTAATGGGTTGATACAGACTTTCCCACACATCACGGAATGCCCAGCTCAAACTTAAAATAAGTCTATTACGTTCACCCCTGCTCAAATTGTCAAAGTCCAAGTCACGACCCAATTCAGTGATGGCCACAGTTAAATCGTTATTAAATTTAACAGTATGTGGTAGGCCAATGCGATCCAAGTATTGTCCTAATCTAGCATTCAAGTAACTCAAGTTCTGATCAATGATACGTTTACGAATAAAACTATCTTTGTTGGTTAACAATTTAAGCAAGAACTCTTGGTGCTCTTTCAAACTCACCAACTCATTCATAACACTAAAATTAATTTCTTCAAGAGCTTGTTCGCTCATGTCTGTGATTTGATCAGCATATGGATCCGCTTCGGCTTCTTTGGCAGTTAGTTGTGCAAGAACACTGGCCATACTACTGCGATGCTCAAATGCATCACTTTCACGATCGTAAAATACTTCTGGGCGCAGTCCCAACTCACCCAATGATTTGATAGCATCGGTATGTTCCATCCACTGCCCATTTGTGGCTAATGCCTGTAATGCGGCTTCTTGTAGTGCTCGACGTTTTTCTTCTAGTAATCGGACTTGTTTATCATCGTGGAACCCTTGTCCACATGCATGGCATGTGTGATTCTCTAAACTTGCTATTTCTAATTTAAGTGTATCAATTAGTTTTTGCTCACGCCGCTCGTCTAGTTCACAGCGTTTAATCCACGAGTTTAAATCATTGATCTGTTTGCTTTTTTCATTGTAAGCAGTTAACGCAAGGTGTGCCGCTAGTTCTGCTTCAATATCAATTTTGCTTAATTCATCAAACGCTGATTGAAACCTAGCAACATCTTCGTCATGTTTGGCCTGCCACATGCGTTGACGTTTACGCAAGTTTTCAATTTGTTCTTCTATGCGCTTGTTAGCATCGCCTACAGCCTTGATACGGAATTCTTCACTGGTAATAGCATCTTTTGTGGCTTTACCCAGCTCTTTAAGACGTTCTGCTTTTTCGCTTAGTAGTGTAATGCCCAACAACTGTTCAATAATAGTTCGTTGATCATTGGCTTTTAAACTAAGGAATGGCTCGGTGTAGGTATTAAGAGCCACAATGTGTTTGAACATGTCGTGACTCATGCCCAGCATACGTTCAATCTCTGCTTGTGTTTCTCTCGAGTCGCCTTGGCTGTCGTCGGTGATTTCTTTTTCGTTGCCGCTAATCCAGAATTTCATTATGCCCGGTTTGCGCCCACGCTCAATGCGATAGTCAACACCGTTAACTTCGAAATCAATACAAACCAACATGCCTTTGTTGTTGGTCTTGTTGATCAAGTTGTCTTTTTTAATATTGGTCAGGGCGTTGCCGTAAAGGGCAAAGCTCAACGCATTAATAATTGTGGTCTTGCCAGTGCCGTTACGTGCTCCGCTGTCGTCGCCCCCCAGGTCTAAGTTTTCACCTAGTACTAGTGTTAAGTCTTTACGGTCAAAGTTAACCGCTTGTGTGGCATTGCCCACACTCATAAAATTTTTAACAGTTAGATCTTTTATTTTAAACATAGATTTTTATTGTACACTAATTACCACAGTGATGCAAACAAATTGGCCTAGGTTGAGTACCTAATTCTTCTTTGATATCAGGTAAGTTATTGATGTTATCGGCTGACAACCGAGTGTTCATGTAACAACAAATAGATATTTTACCGTCAGCATTGATATAGTAACTAGATTGGGTCAAATGCTGACAATTCTTTTCTGGGACAGTGGTATGAATCTGTTCGTATTTGTTCATTCGCTGATCTTGACTCCATGGCTCAATGGTATAAACGGAACCAGTACGGTAGTCACGTGGGGTAAAATTTTTTCTTACGTGACGGATAAGTTCAAATCGTTTAAACCCTAATTGCTGACTCATTCTTATGCAATCTTTAATTTGATGCTCGTTATGGGCCCACGGAATAAATTGCCAAACAGCAATTCCACCTGCACTCATAAATGCTTGAGCATTTTTAATAATAGTATCAAAGTCTGTTGCTTGTCTATGAATGCTGTGGGTATCAGCCAAGCCATCTAAACAAAACCAAACTTCATGGTCTATATCACGCAAGACTGTGGCATAATCTCGCCACCAAGAAACTGTACGCAAACTACCGTTAGTTCTTACAATTATTTTTTTAGCATGTAATTTGGTTAATTGGGTAAGATCGATAATATTTGCGGCCGCAATAGCATCGCCATATGTTCCACAAAAATCAACAGTTGAAATATTATTAAATTGTTCTAGTATTTCTTTATATCTGTTAGCATCTAAATCTTGTATGGTTAAGTTGTCAGCAAGTTCGTATCCGCCTTTACTACGCATACAACCAGGACACCAAGCATTGCATTTGGTTGTGGCTTCTACTTGCAACCAAACAACATCATTGTAATTTAACAAATTTACAAGTTCCTATAAATGTCTAACAACAAGTTTTTGTTAAACTTATCGCTTTCAATGTTGCTGAGTTGTCCTGTGACAATTTGGTCTACACTTTCAAACGATATATTGCCCTGTATTTCATATTCTGTCAAATCTGTGACTTTGGCAGGGATCAGTGTAATCTCTCTAAGTTTGTATTGATCAATAAATGTTTCTTTGATAAATGTTGCTTCTTCGTAACTGATATCCACATCCAAATTGACACGACAATGCATACCGGGTTGCAACATGGCTTCGGTATGTTGTAGTACATCGCTGAGTTGGAATACACGATAGCGAGGTTGATCTGGCCAGGCATAGTGTATCGGCTCTTTGCCCCACTCTAGGACCATTAGGCCACGATCATCGTCACCGGCATCGGCGTAGTTATGCGGAAAGCAGTTGCCAATGTATGTGATGTTCTTTTGTGTTTGTCGTTTGTGAAAGTGTCCAGTAAACACATGATCAAACCCGCCAAAGTGTTCTCTGCGTACATCACCATGCTCGGGCATGGCAACCATGGCATTCATCAAGTAACCTGGCAACTCAAAATGTCCGAACATGTATTTGGCAGAAAGTTTGGGAATTCGTTTGTGATCATCTCCGACAAGCCAAGGAGCAATAACCACATCACCGTCAGAAAACCAATCGTTAACAATTTGAACATTCGGGAGGTGACGAGCCCATTCAACCGATTGAATATCACGTTTATCACGATAATACAAATCGTGATTTCCAGGGATAAAATAAACACGCTCAAAATTGTCATTTAAATGCTCCAAGGCTCGTAGACTGTAGTTGAGCGTGACAATATTGATGGCCGCTCGGTTGTTGTGCCAATCACCCAAGAACATTGCGGTTTCGCAGCCTTCTTCTCGGGCCTTGGCAGTGGCCCATTTGATAAAGTTCAAACAATCATCATTATGACTGCCGCTGTTTGATTTTAGACCAAAATGTATATCAGTGAAGACCGCGGCCTTCTTAAAAAGGTTACTCATTGATACAGTATAACAGAAAAATTATACAGAGAGCAAATTTATTTTACTCATCTCCATCAGATCCGCCACCGCCACCATAACTACCACCGCCTTGACCTTGGCGTGTGTAACTGGGCGTTAGCCCATTCATTTCTAGTATATCATCGCGTAGGTTTTGACTACGCTTTTCAATGTTTAAGACACGAGTAAAGCTATTAGTGATAGCGGCAGTATAATACGCAAAAGGGTTCTGCGATTTTGATTCATCGAATTGCAGTCCGATTTGACTGAGTTGCAACAGGGCTTGGCTTCGCATTTCGTCATTGTATGTGTATCCTCTCCAGTTAGATCTTGTGGCATAACGTTCGCATAATTTCATAAACATGTGAGCCAGTTTCTTGGTCATTGCTCCGTGGTCTTTGCAGAATTCTCCGGTGATGATGTCACCCTGCCAATGGCTCTTGCCCACTACATACTGAGTTCCATCCTCAGCAACTTTATAGTGAAAGAATGGTGGGAAATTACATTTGGTATATTTTGTGGGTGCTTTGACAATTTCGTGGTCATCGTATTCGGTTAACACCACTTCTTCTTCGATTACTACAGCACCTTTTTTGACTTTTGGTGCGGCGGCCGGCACATGTTCCCAAGTCATGATTCTAAATACCACGTCTTCTGCTGGAACTTCTTTGAGTTTAACTTCAAAATCTTCCAGTTTCTTTTTGTTTGCTTTTACAGTTTCCCCGGCATTGGCTTCTTCGAAGGCCAATTTGGTCAACCTCTCGGCTCGATTCTTACGGGCCTGCATGATGTTCTTTTTGTTAATCTTGTCTACGCCCAATAAAATCATGTCGTAATCGGCATAGGCAGAATCTAAGAATGTACAGTACGTGGTCTTACTTCGATGTATCTCTTTTAAGATATCTTTGTTGTTCAAGTAATTTTTTACTTTTACTGGTGGTAATAATGATTGCACAGAGACGGATTCCTTTACAGTTAGTGTATACTAACATATTTACGTGTAAAAGGTCAACCTTTTAGTAAAAAATCTTTATAGTAGCCTATTTTGTTAACCCATAAATATTGTAACAAGGATACATCAATGGGATTATTTGACGCGGTAGGAAGCCAAGTAGCTGGGCAAGCACTAGGTGATGCCACGGGATCAGCAGGCCGATTGGCTGTAGCAGGATTGATTCCCGGTGGTAGTATTGGATTTAAAATTGGTGGAGCCAAAGTTAATATAAATCTTAACGGTGGTGCGCCAGACTGGCGACTGCGTGTTAGTCTGGCTGAAAAAGCTGATTATTTTTATAAAGCACAGAGTCCGGCAGATCGAGGAATAATGAGTCCCCTGTTTGGTAGTGTTACACAAAATGGAGTTATATTTCCTTATACTCCGCAAGTACAAGTAACGCATACAGCCAGTTACAGTCAACAAAAATTTACACACAGCAACCATCCTGGATATTTTTATGAAAACTCAGAAGTTGGTGCAATATCAATCGCTGGAGACTTTACAGTACAAAACAACATAGAAGGTCAATACTTGTTGGCCGCCATCACTTTCTTTAGAGCCTGTACAAAAATGTGGTTCGGCAACAGCAAGAGTCGTCAAGGCTTCCCGCCTCCAATGGTTTTCTTAAACGGATATGGCAGTAACTATTTGCCCAATGTGCCTTGTGTTGTGACCAGTTTCAGTCACACCATGCCCAACGATTGTGATTATATTGATGTGCCAACTGTGCTACCAGGTGGAGCCGGTGCAGGTGGTATTGGCGGAGCCATTAGTGCAGGTGTCAGTGGACTAATGCAAGGTGGCGGACTTGGTGCAGTTACCGGAGCATTGACCAGCGGATTACAAAGTGCTGTTGGGTCCACACTGGGCCCAAGTGGTGCAGGCATTGCTAGCCTACTGGGTGCCACTGGCGGTGGTAGCACACGCTTGCCCACCAATAGTCAACTGTCAGTTACCTTGCAACCAGTATACAGTCGCAAGGCTGTTAGTGGATTTAATCTTGATGACTATGCGGCCGGTAAGATGATCGGTAGTACCAGCAAGGGAGGATTTATCTAATGGCCAGATACAGCAGATCCAGTCCTTACTACAGCACAGACCGCTTTGGTAAATTTTTAGATGTTTTAACAGATAGACCAATCAAAGCCAAAGCATCAGACATCTTATACAAAATAGACAAAGTATACGAGTATCGTCCCGACCTGTTGGCACACGACTTGTATGGCAGTCCTGCCTTGTGGTGGGTGTTTACACAGCGCAATCCCGATGTAATTCAAGATCCCATATTCGATTTTAAGGCAGGAAGAAACATTTATATTCCTACCAAGGATCAATTAAACTCAGACCTAGGAGTATAATCCGTGGCGGATACTGCGTTTGCATCAGACTACGAAAAGCAACAGGCCATTGATGCCCAAGTTGCACGACTAAACGCCCAACAAAAAGTTGTTAACAATGCAGACCTTTCGGCACAGGAAGCCTTTCGTGCCAGACGTACAGCCAGGAACGAAGTCAATGCGGCCAGGACTGAAATACTCACAGCGTCTGCGGCAGACAGGCCCGCCCTGGAAACAAAAATACAACAGCTTCAACAGGACTACAACCAGGCCAGTGACGAATACCTACGTGCGTCTGACATTAGAAATGCGGCAGAAGACAAGTACAACAGCATTGATCAAGGACTTACTAGCCTACAAGAACGTATTGTAGATCCCAGAACAGATCCCGAAGTGGTTGCTATTGCGGCCGACGAAGCTGATTACGAGGATGCCGAAGAGGAAGAGCTAGATGATGAAGAGCAGGCCAATTTGGATAACACCGCAGAAGATGGTGACGAGGAAGATGCTGAACCAGAACTATTAAACACAGAAGATGACGAGACTGCGGCCAACAGAGCGGCACTAGGCGATTGGAACGACACCGCCCCCGGTAAAACTGTAAGTGCAACCGACAAACCATTTAATGCAACATCCAACACAACCGACACAACAGCTGGAACCAAAACCACTGTGGGTGCAAATAGTCAAGTACCAAAATATACTCCTAGAGATAACCCACTACACAAGTATGCCACCTACACCTACAGCATAGCATTGTTTATTTTATCAAGAAAAGACATTAACTTATTGACAACAAACCCAGGCGACTGGAAACCTAACACAGGTAGAGTTAAATCTTGTTTGATCGCCAGTGGTGGTAAAAACTCCGGTCAGTATGCACGTAATTCAAATTTTACAGATGACTTTTATTTTGACAACTTAAAAATGACCACAGTGATTGGTATGAACAGTAGAAGTAAGTCAACCAACGCCATTGACATTGGCTTTACCATATTAGAACCGTATGGTATGAGCCTGCTGGACCGTATTATTGAAGCTTCCAATGATGTACAAGCACCCAACTTCAAGGCCATGCCTTACTTGTTGGAAGTTGAATTCTACGGCTACGATGATGACGGTACTCAAATACTAATTGAAGATCAACGCAAACGTTTTCCCATACAGATTATTGAAATGAAGATCAAAGTGGGAAGCAAAGGCGCAGAGTATGCAATCAAAGCTATTCCGTGGAATCATCAGGCCTTGAGTCAGAGTGCGGCCACTACTCCCATCAACTTGGAAGTCAAAGCCAGCACAGTTGGCGAATTCTTTAAGAACAATATCGAAGCAGATCAAATAGCAGTAATTAATCAAGACGAAGCCAAAGTTGCCGCACGGTCTGCCAATCAACGCAAAGAAGCAGATTTAAAAGCCGCAGACCAAGCAGAACGTAAGTCACGCCAGGAAACGGCTGATCAAGCCTCGCGGGCTCAAGGTGTTAGCGAACAAGAGATTGCAGATTATAAAGTTAGCGCATCGGCGAGAAAACTTGAAGATTCAAATGAACTATCTAAAAATCAAGGTATTGTCAATAGGGCATTTGCTGTTGCCAGTTACTGCGGTGGTGTAAATGCTTGGTACACTGATCTTGTGCTTAAAAAATTGCGTGGCACCAAAGACGGAATACTGTTTGATATACACCCCGATATTGCTAAAACTAAAATTGTAGTACCTGAACAAAAAGATATTTCTAGATCAGCTGTTAGGGATGACAAACCCGGTGATGCGGCAGAAGCCGCCGCAAAAGATGCCAACCGTGTGTTTACAGATGCACAGGCATTTCCTATCAGTGCTGGCACCGGCATACCAGCAGTGATCGACATGATCATGCGTAACAGCGAGTATATCACCAAGCAGGTTAAAGATCCTGGCAAGATGACCCCACAGGACATAGCCGAAAAAGAAGGTAAACCCCTAGACTGGTATAAAGTTATTCCAACAGTTAAAATTGGCGAATACGATTTTGCATTAAACAAATTTAGCACAGAAACTACGTATCACATAATGCCGTATATAGTGTACGACAGTAAACATCCGCAGGGACCAACCACACCCCCACAAGGTGCAATGAAACAATACTACTATAGTTATACTGGTAAAAATACAGATATCTTAGATTTTCAAATTGATTTTGACACGTTGTTTTATACTGCGGTCACTGCTGGCGCGGCCAAATGGCAGGCCGATATGGCCACAAAAGCCGACGAACAAAAAGATTCTGCACAAAAAGCCGCATTAACTGATCCAGTTTATGCCAAAGAACTAGTCAACAGACAATTAAGATTAATCCCCGAACAACCCACCACAGGTGGTAGTGGAGCCAAGGCGGACGTCAAACAAGTAGCGGCCACAGACATACAGGCCAGTCAATACAGCAACAGTCGCGGCGATATGCTTAACTTAAAGTTAAAAATTGTAGGTGATCCTGAATTGATCAAACAAGACGACATCTACACAAATCCTAGTCAAGGCGGGTACGAAACACAGATTAATACATTGGGCATAATGAAAGACAACGGTAGCGTACCAATGGACAACGGTGAGGTAATGGCCCTAGTTGAATTTCGTACTATACTGGACATGGATGACACCACTGGCAATCCGGCAAAAGATAAAAAATACGAGGCCAACAGTGTATTTTCAGGCGTGTATAGGATTTTAACAGTTGACAATATATTCCAAGGTGGCAAATTTGAACAAACCATTGACTTGATACGCATGCCTGATGCTGTAAATAACGCAACCATAAATGCAGGTGCAGGCCAGCCAGTCAGTCCACCCACGCAAAATAATAACTCCACAGCCGTTGCAGATGCAAGAAAGCCGACGAGTGACACACCCGAAGTTGATAACTATAACCCAACTGATGTAGATGCAAATAAAGAAGATGAGGAATTAATTCCTCTGAATGAAGATGAGGAAGAACAACCAGATGAAACAGAAACAGTAGATGAGTCTGATGAAGATGCTGATTATCAAGATCTACATGCGATTGATGAAGACGCAGAAGAAATGGATATTGACGAATTTGAAGATAGTGAATCAACAAATCCGGAGTCTGGCATAGTAAATGATAACGATACGTTTGTTGATACAAATCAGCCATTTGCCCCACCAACACAATTCGCATAAGGATACGTAAATGGATTTAAGATTAGGCCGTAAAATACCAAGCAACTACAATCAAGACTCTGCCCCGGGCATGAAGTTTGACAAAGGTATATACTCTGGCATTGTTAAATTAAATGTTGATCCACTGCGACTGGGGCGTCTACGTATTTGGATTGCTGACATGGGCGGAAATGAAAATGATGCCAACAACTGGCGTTGGGTCAACTATGCCAGCCCTTTTTATGGCCACACTACACAAACAGAAAAAGCACAAGCCAACACAGTAGCAGGTACAGAAAGCACCTACGGCATGTGGATGGTACCACCAGACGTGGGTAATACAGTGTTATGTTGTTTTGTCAACGGAGATCCTGGTAGAGGTTATTGGTTTGCCTGTGTGACATCAACCAACTTGAGCCACGGCATGGTTCCAGCCATTGGCAAATACAGTGAGAATGTGGACAAGGCCACAGTGGCTAGCAATTTGGTAAAAGCCGCATTGAATAGATCCGAGCCTACATTTTTGCCTTCAGCTGAGTTTAACGAAAATGTCAAAGCCAACATGGACGGAAGTTTCTTAACCAACAAGTTACCGGTGCATGAACCACAGGCAGAAATAGTAATCAATCAAGGACTTGACACAGATAGAGTTCGTGGAACGCCTAGCAGTAGCAGTATGCGTGATGCTCCAAGCTCAGTATTTGGCATTAGTACACCGGGTAGAGCACCCGAAACAAGCAATAGTACAACGCCCAAGTATCGTATTGGTGGACATCAGTTTGTTATGGATGATGGAGACAATGCCGGAGTTGATCAACTGGTACGATTACGCACAGCCGGCGGACATCAAATCCTAATGAACGACAGCGAGCAGGTGTTGTACATTGCCAACAGTACTGGCACAGCCTGGATGGAATTTGGCAACAACGGGCAAATACACATGTATGCCAACAAAGGGTTTAATGTACGCACCGACGGTGATTTAAATTTACACAGTCAAAAAAATGTCAACATACAGGGTGACGAAGTGCGTATTCGTGCCACATCTAACTTGGGCTTAGAATCCGCCGAAATGACTCTACGTGCGTCTGACAGTTTAAAACTATTCAGTGGCAAGATTGATATCGGATCGTATGGAGCATTGTCTGTCACAGCAAGTGGCGGACTTGGTATAGCAACTAAAACAGAGTTGCGATTGGTTGGTAACAACTTTATTAGATTAAACGATGGAGCTGTTGCTGAAGTAGCAGATCCAGGATTTTTACAATTAAATCAATTGCCTCAGACTACTAAAACAGCAAATCAATTGTATCAAACCAATGCCGCTGATTCTCCAGATCATTTGGAAAGTGTAGTCACAGTTGCACCCGATCACGAACCTTGGCCAAGAAACACAGATGCCATTGCCATCGTACAACTGCCAATTCCTTCAGAGTCAGGCTCAGTGGAAACTATCTCCACACTAGATGTTCAAGTAGCACCTGTGGCAGGCATATGCAATGATGTAACACCACCACCAGCAACCACACCCAATTCAACAAGTCCCGCAGGTGCAGGTCCGTTTGGAGATTGGATTGCTGGATTTGAATCTGGCAGTGCTGGTTATAATGCATTCAACCGGGGTAGTAGTCCGCCAGCAGGAACAGGCACAGTCGGCGGCGAAAAAATTGATCTAGTTAATATGACCCTGGATGAAATATTATCTAAAAAAGCGACCAATGAACCAGATCCGGCCAAACGATTGTTTGCTGTTGGTAAATATCAACTTATTCCGGTTACACTCATAGATGCTATGACAAAATTAAAAATCCCCGGCTCACAGAAATACACCGCCGAATTCCAGGACTATTTGTTTGTTAACTTTTTATGCAAAGGTGCAAGACCATCAATTAATAAGTATCTTACAGGGTCCAATCAAGACGATGAAGCCGCATTGTTGCAGGCTCAAGTTGCAACTGCGGCATGTTGGGCATCAGTTGAAGACCCTACTCTGGGGCGAGGACGCTATGATGGGCAAGGTACCAATACTGCACATGGTAAAGCAGTTGACTCTAAGAAGAAACTCAAAGAACAGTGGGCGTGGTTACGCAAGGGTGCGGCAACAGCTGGATCTGGAGCGGTCATTACTGACGGAACCGGTAATCCAATACAAAGTGGTTATGCCAATGATGATCTAGGTCTGCAATCCACAGCAGGTAAAGAAGTTACCAAGAAAGCACCAATTGAAAAGATGGCAACAAGCCAACTTCAAATACAAGGTGATTTGATTGGTAGAGGCACTCCGGGCGACAAAAATAGTATCCCTGGGCTGACAGCAAAACAACAAAAAGCCTTGGCTGTTGAAATTGGATTTGTAGAAAGCGGTGGCTCTGTTGGCTATAAGACCTCAGACCGAGTTGGCAAATATGCAATCAATGCAGTTTTATTAAAGGAGTACGGATATATCAAATCCGACTATCTAAGCAAATACAAACTAGATGCAATCAATCAAACAGGTGCATGGACTGGAAAAGATGAAGTAAACAGCCTATCGGATTTCTTAAAGACAGAAACAGCACAAGATTTCTGTATGGTAAGTTTTATCAAAGACGCATGGAACAGGTTGTTCAACAGTCGAGGAATTGATTTTGATGACAGCATCTGCGTGGCGGGCGGCATGGTGTATGCCACATACTTCTTCAGAGATGAAACACAACTGTTTGGCAGCGATGTCAATGCAATGGTGTTGTCTGCCAAGACGTGGCGCAAACAAAATACAGGCAAAGACTCAACAGGTGCAACTCCGCACGAAGTGTATAATTGTGGACGTTACGCTGTTGATATCCTAAGTCAAGTACAACCAGCATCAACAGGTGCTCGCGCCAGGGTTGCAACAACTGGCACATCAACTCCGCCAACAGGAGCGGCAACCATACCGCCAATTAGTGTTGATATTAAACCCACTGATGTGTTGGTGTTTACTTCTCGGTCGGGTGATAGAGCTCACTTTGATGTTGCTATATCAACATTCAAGGACAGTATATTATCAATGGCTAGAGACTATAAACAGCAGACTGGTAAAAAAGTTACGGTATCCAGTACAGTGCGTACACAAGCAGAACAAACAGCAATCTACAACGGTTGGGTGGCTGCAGGTGGACACATGCCAGATCGTCCCACAGTAAACGTTCCACCTTACGGATCTATCAGCAGACCCGGGGCAAAAGTTGGCATTCATGGACACGGATCTGCTATGGACATTGCGCCAGACCAAGCCGGCGAACTAGAGCGCCTGGGCTTATTGGCCAAGTACGGGTTGTATCGTTTTGATCCAAGCGGCGACCCACCACACGTACAGCCAAAGAAGCCTACAGCAGAGTTGTTGGCTTTACCTATCATTCAGTCAGTATAAGAAAGTGTAAATACTAGTATGGCAATATACCGCGGATTTAGTACTCAGGGACAATCTAAAAAGTTTAGAGCCACCGACGCGGCTCTGATCAAACAAGACTTGATCAACCACTTCAACATACGCAAGGGAGAAAAACTCATGAACCCTGCGTTTGGTACCATAATTTGGAGTATGTTGTTTGAGCCCTTGACCAATGACACCAAAGAAGCCATAGTCACAGACATTACACAAATTATCAATTATGATCCTAGAGTCAATGTCAACAACGTCACTGTTAACGAGCTAGACCACGGATTACAAGTTATTATCGACTTGACTTATATCAACAACAATCAAAGCGATGTTTTGCTGATGAATTTCAACAACCAAAGTCAGAAAATTGCCTACGCTTAATATAAGCCGTTTTTGTATATGAATAAATACTAGAACAAGGTATATCTATGGCTTTAACCACTCGTCAAACCAATCTCTTAGTCCAACAGGACTGGACCAAGATCTATCAGACTTTCCAATCAGCTGACTTTACCAGCTACGATTTTGAAACCTTACGCAAGACAATGATTGATTACTTGCGTACCACATATCCTGAAGATTTTAACGATTTTACCGACTCGAGTGAGTATATTGCCTTGATTGACGTGATTGCATTCATGGGACAAAGTCTAGCATTTCGTGCAGACTTAAACGCTCGAGAAAACTTCATTGACACAGCACAGCGCCAAGACAGTGTGTTTAAATTAAGTCGGTTAGTGGGTTATAGCCCCAAACGAAATGTGGCTGCCCAGGGCGTTCTCAAAGTCAACAGTATCAGCACCACAGAGCAGGTGTTTGACAGCAACGGTACAGATTTAACCAATTTGATCATCAATTGGAACGACAGCTCCAACGAAAATTGGTACGAGCAAATGACAGCAATTTTTAATGCTGGACTAGTGAACAGTCAGATCATTGGTAAACCTGCTAGTAGCGCCACAATTAATAATATCAAAACAGACACATACAGTCTTAGTATTGTACCGGGACAAACACCAGTTTATAGTTTTAATGCAACAATTGAAAATCGTACAATGACTTTTGAGGCAGTTAGTGCCACAACAACCAATAAAGATTATATTTACGAACCAACACCAGTACCCCGTTCAATTTTTAATATACTATACCAAAATGATAATCTTGGAAACAACAGCAACAACACTGGATTCTTTGTTTTTTTTAAACAAGGATCGTTAAACAAGATTGACTTTAGTCTAAGTGAGAATATCCCCAATCGTACAGTAAACATTAATTTTAGTAATATTAATAACTCTGATGCCTGGCTATATGGAACAAACTCTCAGGGTGTAGCAAACCAGTACTGGACACAAGTGCCAGCGGTGGCAGGTACAAATGTTGCGTATAGTCAAACAGCCAACCGGTATGTTTATCAAATTAATACCCGAGCCAACGATCAAGTTGATTTGATATTTGGTGATGGTGTGTTTGCAAATATTCCACAAGGTAATTTTACCTTTTACTATCGTCAAAGCAACGGATTAAACTACAAAATTACTCCAAACGAGTTGTCTACAGTAAACATACCAATATCCTATGTAAGTCGTACAGGTCGTATTGAAACCATGACATTAACTGTTAGTTTACAATATACTGTAACAAATTCTTCTGCCGCAGAAAGCCTAGCAGATGTTCGTGCCAACGCACCACAGCAATACTACACACAAAATCGCATGATCACCGGCGAAGATTACAACATACTTCCGTTTAGTTTATTTAATTCAGTGGTCAAAGTCAAAGCAGTAAATCGTACCAGCAGTGGAGTAAGTCGGTTCTTAGATGTACTTGACGTAACAGGCAAGTATTCCAGCACTAATATTTTCTGTGATGATGGCTACTTGTATCGTGACACAAATTCAAATGATGCATTTAATTTCACGTTTGAAACTATTGGTGATGTAAACGAAATTGTATACGATAGTATCAGACCAATTTTAAGTAAAGAAAAGTTTACACATTTCAGATTCGATGCAACTCCCCGCTATGATCTAACAACAGATGCTGGCAATGCAATCTACTGGAACAGCAGAACCAATGTTACCAATGCCAGCACTGGTCAATTGGAAGCATCTACTCCGGCGGATTCAACAACATTTGAGTTGGCACATGCATTGTCAATTGGTACAGGCCTGGCCTCGCCAACATCTCGTAGAAATATGATCAACACCGGCGCAATGATTAAGTTTGTTGCGCCCAGTGGTTACTTCTTTTCTGCACAAAATACAATCAAATTGGGCACAGCACAATATCAAGGCGAAAAGAATTACATCTATGCCGCAGTAATGAATGTTAACACAACTACTAAACAGATAACACTTAATCAACATATCCCCGATGGTGCCATTGCCAGCAAAGTTATTCCCACACAGGCCACAGATTTCGCAGTAGACACCAAGTCGGGACTATACTCAAACGAAGTTACAGCAACACGATTAGCTTCATTGATTCGGTCTTATCAAAGTTTTGGTATCAGATATGACTTAACTACTGCCACATTTAGAATTATCACAGCAACAAACGTCAGCAACTCATTAACATTTAGTTTAGAGAATACCGGAGATACCACAAGCCGAGCATTGGATGCCAGTTGGTTGATCAAAGTAATTTATAACAATAACCAGTTTACATGTACAAGTCGTGGACTAAGTTATATATTTGAAAGTGTAGCAGAAACCACGTTCTACTATGATACTAACATTAAAGTATACGACAGCAAGTTGGCTAGAACGTTGCATGATCAAATCTCTGTGTTAAAAATTAATCAAGCGCCAGATGGTTCCAATGCCATTGGACAAAATATTATTTGGCAAATTTATCAGAACATAGTATCTAGTGATGGGTATCGCGATCCTACTAGGGTGTTGGTTACATTTCCCGACAGCAACAATGATGGGGTACCTGACGATCCTGACCTATTTGACACAATAGTAAATCCCACTGTGAATTACGCAAGCAAAATAGTATTCTTTAAACAACAAGTTGATGCAAACAACAACGCATTTGTTAATACCGTGCCCGTGGATAAAACTACAGTGGTGTCGGACTATTCAACATTGGCTGACATCAAATTGCATGGAGATGCATATGTACCGGGACAGATATTTTATGCCACTGGTGCAGGACTATTTTATAGTCTAACCAGCACAAACCCAACTGTGATCAGTGATGCATTGACCAATTACGTTGCATACTCGGGGCGCCAGTCATTGAGCTTCCAATATCAACATGTCAGCCCCAACAATCGCAGGATTGATCCAAGTCCCAACAACATTATGGACTTGTATATCTTAACCAAGGATTACTCCACAGGATATCAAGCCTGGATTCGTGATACGTCGGGAAAAGTAACAGAGCCTTCTGCACCCACTAACGAAGAATTATCCAGCTCATATAGCACACTAAACAATTATAAAGCACTAAGCGATTCAATTGTGTATAATCCAGCAATATTTAAACCGTTGTTTGGATCTAAAGCAGACACCAGTTTGCAAGCACAATTTAAAGTAGTTGCTAACCCCAATTTGGTTACTAGCGAAAGCGAAATTAAAAGCGCAGTGGTTGCGGCCATTAACAATTACTTTGACATTGACAACTGGGACTTTGGCGAAACGTTTTACTTCTCGGAGTTAAGTGCATATTTGCATCAAGCATTGACACCATTGGTGGCCAGCATTATTATAGTTCCCGCAGACCCTAGAATCCAATTTGGAGCCATGTACCAAGTCAATGCCGATGCCAATGAAATTATTACCAGTGCGGCAACTGTTAATAACGTTACGGTAATCTCGTCAATAACTGCTAATCAGTTGAATCAAACATCAACCGCTAATGCACAACTTGGAATATAAATTAAATGGCCGCAACCAACACATTAAAATTTTTACCTGCAATATTCCAGACTGATACTAACAAAAAGTTCTTAAATGCAACCTTAGATCAGTTAACAGCAGAAGCTGACCTACGTCGAGTTAATGGATACATAGGTCGTAAGTTTGCACCAACATATAAACCAACAGATAATTACGTAACTGAACCTAATACTGCAAGACAAAATTATCAACTTGAGCCTGCGGTTGTAGTACAGGACAAACAGGCCGGTACAGTGAGTTTGTTTAGTACATACGTTGATTTGATTCAACAGATTGATATACTGGGTGGAAACACCAAAGATCACAGCAGATTATTTGCTAACGAAAGTTACACATTTGATGGTTTGTTTGATTTTGACAAGTTTACAAACTACAATGACTATTATTGGTTATCCAATGGCCCAGATGCTGTACAAGTTTATGCTGGTGTTGTTGACAAAGAACAAACATATACAGTTACAAGAAATTTAGCAGCCGGTGGTTATAATTTTAGTGGCAGTGGTACCGGTGCCAATCCAGTATTAACATTGGCACGTGGTGGAAGATATGAATTTAACATAGACCAAGGCACCAATGGTTTTTGGATTCAATCTGAACCTGGTTTGTTGGGTACTAAATTATTACAATCTAATATTTCTACTAGAAATATTTTTGGTGTTGATGCTAACGGATCAACAAGTGGTCAGGTAGTATTCAATGTTCCGCGAGCTGATGCACAAGATGTGTTTAGTAAAATGCCGCAAGTGGCCAGTGTGGACTTTGTCACAACCTTTACCTATAACCAAATACAAAATCAATTGCTCAGTGTGCTGTTGGCTCAACACCCTGATGTGTTTGATGGGGTAACAACCGAACTAAACAAAAAGACTCTGGCATTTATCAACCAAGAACAAGACGACATATTTTGGGAAACTCCTGGTATATGGGATCACCCACTTGAGGGATTTGATGAACAGTACTATGATGCTGGTGAAATTGTATTGCCAGAAGATCGTAGAAGTTTATGGACTATTGAACTTCAACCAGGCGAAGACGATGATTATCTAGTGGTGTTGGTACCCGATCAAGAGGTCAATGCCAATGAACGTATATTTGTAAAGAGTGGTGTTGAGTATGCCAACAACGAATATTACTTTGATAGATTGGGGATATATCAACTGGTTCCGCAAATTACAGCCACTTTAGACACGCTGTATTATCAAGACGGTTCAGCCGAAGGCCTAGTTGGTATTATTAAAATTGTTGACAGCGAGGGATATCTTATTGATGTAGCCGCAGATATTGTGGGCCGTAAATCTTACAAAAGTCCCAATGATGTGGTCTTCACAAACGGATTAAAAATTCAATTTGATCAAACCACAACAGATGAGCAGTACTGGGATAACGAATACTATGTTGAGGGTGTTGGTACCAGTATCAGTCTTGTAAAACTTGCAGACTTGGTCACGCCCGAAGCGTATGCTGTTGACGGAATAGATACACCAGACTATATCACCATTAATCGGAACAGCGTAGATCACAATGCCTGGAGTCGTAGTAACTGTTGGTTCCACGTCGATGTAATTACTGCCACAGCCGCATACAATAAAACAGTAGCATTGCCGGATCAGAATCTACGTGCCCAACGCCCTATTATTGAATTTGAAGGCCATTTACAATTATACAATGCAGGCCGTGTTGCCAAGTTACCTGTTGATTTATTGGTTAATGGTAATGTAATCACTGACGCAATGAATACTGTAGAAGGTGCATTCACTGGTGGCGGGACAAGTGCAACAGTCAGCGGAGTCACATTCACTGATGGTATGCGTGTGGTTTTTGCCAACGACACAGACAGCTCGGTACGAAATTCTATATATCAGGTACAGGTAATTGACACAACAGGTGGTGTAACTTCTGACAGAAAACTACACCTTATATTAGCTGATGACTATTCGGTATCTGAAGGACATTGCATCAATGTAACACAAGGTACTAATGTTGGCTTGAACTTCTGGTACGATGGGGCATCCTGGAATCAAGGACAACTTAAAACTGGCATTAATCAAAAGCCCATGTTTGATGTGGTTGACAGTAATGGATATAGTTTAAGTAACGTCCTATATTATCCAGTTAGTAGTTTTGTGGGAACACCGATATTTTCTTATACCACAGGCACTGGTAGCAATGACACGGTGCTGGGGTTTCCTTTAAGTTATAGAAACTTTAACAGTATTGGAGACATTCAATTTACCAACAACTTTGACTCTGACACAGTTACCTATGCCAGTGGTTCGAGCACAGTTACTATACCAATTAGCTATAATTTCTTTAGACAAAACACTACATTGACCGAGTACACCAACAGAAATATTTGGAAAAAGAATATTGAAAAGACCAAACAATATCAAATATTCTCTTATGCATATAACGGAACTACCAATTATTTCCCTGTTGATGTATTGCCGGAAACTGAGAATGTAGTACCATACACCAAGGTATTTCTTAATAATCAATTATTAAAATCCAGTAACTATGAATATAAGTTAGTTGGAGCAAGACAAACAGTGAGAATTGACTATACATTGCTGTCTACAGGGGATAAAGTTGACATATTAATTTATAGTAAAACGCCTACCAAGTCTGGCTATTATGAAATACCTAGTAGTTTAGATTTTAATAGCAAGAATGCTGAATTTACATCATTGACTCTGGGTCAAATTCGTAATCACGTAACCAGTATTAAACAAAATACCAAATTGGCTGTTGATGCGGGCAGTACGGATTATAAAGGTCTACGTGATATAGAATACAAAGGTAACGGTGGCAACATTTTACAACAAAGTGCTCCTGCCATGTACAGTAATATTTTCTTAACAGATAAGAATTTAAATTTTGTACACGGTGTTGATTTGGCCGCACGTGAGTACTCTAGGTTTAAAAATAAGTTTTTAGAACTTGCAACAAAAATAAACGAAATTGATCCTGCAGATATTGCTGGTAGTGTGGATACCATTTTAAAGAGTATTAATACTATCAAGAATAAAACATTCCCTTGGTACTACAGTGACATGATACCTTACGGTGATAATAAAAATGCAATCAACTACACCGTAATAAATCCATTTACCAAACAGTATGAAATTACACAAGTTTTTAATGATACTGAATTGAGTAACCAAGCTGTTTTGGTCTACTTGAATAATATTCAATTGGTCAACGGAGTGGATTTTACATTTCCGCAAGATCGTAGTGCCGTGGTCATTGATGATAGCATTACATTGGTTGCCGGAGATAAAATTCAAATTAACGAATATCATGACACCGATGGTTGTTTTGTTCCAGAAACCCCGAGTAAATTGGGCCTATATCCAAAATTTATTCCAGTGATGTTTACAGACAGTAGTTATATAACACCAGTGGATGTTATACAAGGACATGATGGTAGTATTACTCCGGCGTTTGGAGATATCAGAGACAATTTCTTATTAGAGTTGGAAAAACGAATCTACAACAATATCAAGATCAGTTACGAAACAAATACATTTGACTTGTATGATCATTTACCGGGCAAATTCCGCAACACCGATTACTCGTTGAAGGAATTTAATCAAATTTTAAGCAGTAGATTCCTGCGTTGGGTGGGTGATAACCGAGTTGATTACAGCACCAATGATTATTTTATATCTGGTGATCCGTGGACATGGAATTATAAGAAATTCAAAGATAGAGTCAATGGTGAACAGTTGCCCGGAACATGGCGAGCTATCTTTAATTATTTCTTCGACACATATCGTCCCAATACACACCCGTGGGAAATGTTGGGGTTTGGACAAAAGCCAACTTGGTGGGAAGATCGATATGGTGCCGCACCCTATACTGGTAGCAATACATTACTGTGGGAAGATTTAACTACAGGATATATTCATGCAGGCACTCGTGCAGGTATTGATACACGCTTTGCCCGTCCTGGATTGATGAGCATTATTCCAGTAGATGACTATGGTGACCTATTAAGCCCTGAGAAATGGGCCACCTCAACATTTAGTAGTTTAAAAGCCAACTCTAGTTATAGTGTTGGAGATCAAGGACCAGCTGAATTTGCATGGCGCACCAGTAGCTTCTTTCCATATGCATTGCAGATCACACTAGCATTAAGCAAGCCTGGGTATTACCTTGGTAGTTTAATTAACATCGATAGATATTATAGAAATACTTTGGTTGACCAACTAATCAACAGCGAAACTCGCCAGCGGATCACCCCGACTACTATTGTTATCAACGGCGACACCACCAGTGGTACCACTACCAGAGCGGCGGGATATTTAAATTGGATTAGAGACTACGTATTAAATTTAGGAATAGATCCAAACACAACAATCCGTGCATATTTAGATACTGTCAATATTCAACTTGGGTACAAAGTTGGTGGCTACACCGACACTAAGTTTATTGAAGTGCTTGCTGAACAAGGAAGCCCGACCAATACCAATAATAGTATTATCATACCGACAGAAAACTACAGCGTTCGATTAAACGAAAGCACACCTATCCGCAAGGCTGTGTATAGTGCTGTGGTAGTTGAAAAAACAGAAAATGGTTATACCGTTAATGGGTATAATCAAAACAGTCCGTATTTTACTGTTATACCAAGTTTGGCCAACAACAATTATTATATCATCCAGGCACTAAAATCTCGTGGTGTAATTTATAAAGATTATCAGTCTGTTAAATTGACAATTCCATACGGATATGAATTTGCCAGCACACAAGAAATAGTTGATTTCTTGACTGGTTACAGTCGTTACCTTGTGGCCCAGGGATTTAAGTTTGACCGACAAGATGATAACTTGGGCGAAACTCGTAATTGGGTGTTGAGCGCCAAGGAGTTTTTAACCTGGAGTCAGCAAGGCTGGAACCCGGGCAGTATTATTATTCTTAGCCCGGTGTTTGATGAAATAACAAACGTACAACCCGATGGTGTAGTTTCTTACATTGAAAATACTCCAGGCGGAACTAAAATACTTGACCAAAACAATAACTTTATTAAGAACACACAGTTTACAGAAGTACGCACAGATAATACGTTTAAACTCAACACCATTGGCGGACAAACAATTTGCCTGGCTGATTTAACTGTAGTTCAATACGAACATTCTATATTATTTGACAACGTCACTGTTTTCAATGATATCTTATATGTTCCTGAATTGGGAAATAGACAATTCCGATTAAAAATAATTGGCAGTAAAACAGGGTCGTGGGCCGGAGCACTAAATCCGCCAGGCTTTGTGTACAATAGTAATCAAGTTGATGAGTGGCAACCTGGCGTGGATTACCTACTAGGCAGCATAGTTCAATACAAAACTCGATATTATACAGCCTTGAGCAACATATCAGCCTCATCATCGTTTACACAAGATGGACAATGGCGCCTGATCAGTTCAACTGATATCAAGACAGGCCTGTTGCCAAACTTTGCTTACAATGCAACAAGACTACAGCAAGTATATGATGTTGACAATCTTCCTGCAGATTCAACATTTGAGGGTTACGGTACAAGTTTAATTGGATTCCGTAAACGTGCTTACCTGAGTGAATTTGGACTAGACGAAACAAGTCAAGTTAAATTCTATCAAGGGTTTATTAAAGAAAAAGGCACACTAAACGCCATTACTGGTTTGACCAATGCTCGTGCCAATGACTTGACCAGTGATATTGACATTTATGAAGAGTGGGCACTGCGTGTTGGTGAATACGGTGCAATGGTCAGTGATCAAATTGTAGAATTGGAATTAAACGAAGAAGTAATAACCACAAATCCTGTTCCAATCGAATTCTTAAATGATGGAGAATCAGCGAGTCAAACAGGTGTTGTTGGATATCATCCAGTTGACCTATACAAAGCTCCTGCAGGATTTACTAAAAACCTGTTCTTTGTACGCAACAGCGCAACAGAAACTATCAACGATATAGAAACCGCAGGCTATGTCAATTTAACCGACATAGATGCAACCCTGTACAGCTTTGATACTTACGCTGACTTAGACACAGTATTGCCCAGTGTTGGCCCTGGCTACTACATTTGGATAGCCAAAAATTACAGCAGTCGTTGGGACGTATGCCGCATTACAGAAACTCAAACAAATGTAACAAATCTGACTTACGACATTGACAGTTTAATGACTGTAAACTTCTCGGACTATCACAACATGTCTGCAGGTGATGTGTTTGCGATCAAAGCATTTGACGAAAGATTCAACGGATTCTATCAGGTGTACAATGTCAACGGCAGCCGTAGCGTACAAGTTATAACAAGAACTTCGGACTTGCTGGCAGGCGAAGCATCTGAACCATTGATCAAAGGCTTAAAAACCATTGATGGATATGGCGTATTTTATAAATTACAATCCGCTAGACTGACTGATCTAGTGCAAGCTGATGGTATTATTCCACTCAATGGATGGGAAGATGGAGATAAGTTATGGGTTGATGCCGCAACTGCCGATAACGAATGGGCAGTATACGAAAAAACCACCGCATGGAACAAGGCTGATTTGGTAACAGACGAATCAGCATCGTCAAATGCTCGATTTGGTACTACAATTATTTCTAATAGATTGGCCAACAACTTCTTTGTTGGCATGCCAGACTTTAGCAACGGCGATGGATCGACTGGAACTGTTAGAACTTTCTCAAGAACAGCCAATACAGCAACGCAGACCAGTAGATTTGATCCTAGAGCAAACACAGTCAGTTCGTACGGCGCGGCAATGTCTGCTTCTGACTACAGAGTTGCAGTTGGTGCTCCCAAGAGTGATACCAATCAAGGCTATGTTTATGTCCATGACTTGGCCACGTCAACTGTGCAGATTATTAGATCTAATGTCGCACCTGCCAGTGGCGATTACTTTGGTAATGCTGTGGCCGTTAGTGGAGACAACAATTGGTTATATGTTGGTGTTCCGGGAAAGAACTCAACGTATGTTTACCATTACGAAAGCAATGTGGTATCTAAATCAAATACTATTTCATACTATGAACAAGTATCTAATATTGCTCCCGGTAATGCCTTTACATTGAACTATACTCCTTACGGCAATGTTGCATTACAAATTAGCGACACCTATAGAAACTATGTACTTGACGTAGATTTTTCTGTAAGTGGCAATGTAGTTACTTTCCTAAGACCACCTGATAATATAGATTCTACAACCAAGGTATCTATTATCCAACGCCCATTCTATAAAAATACAAGTAAAATTATTATCCCGTCTGATGTGTCGGCCGGAGATCGCTTCGGCGAAATAATACAAACATCGGATTATGGACAAGAGTTGTTTATTGGTGCACCAGGACAAAACAGCAATGCAGGCGCGGTTTATGTTTATCGATTGTTTGATCAATCATTTAAGTCAGTGCTTGAAAACTCTTATACTCTCGCCCAGACCGTTGGTGCGTTGGCAATAGTTTATGTTGACGGAGTATTGCAAGCAACAACAACATACAGCACCGCTGGTGCAATTCTACGATTTAACACACCATTATCATTGGGTCGAGTTGTCAATGTTGTAAATGACCAATTTGAGTTGGTACAGAAGATCACAGAGCCCACACCGGTGGCAGGTAACCTATTTGGTAGTCAAATTGCTATAGATCATATCAATGCATCCGCAGTTTATATTTCTGCTCCAGGTACAATATTATCCAATGGGCAATCCGGAGCAGTATATCGTTATTCTGAAATAGGAAAAGTATTGGGTAGTGTTACAGCAGACGGCGATCCCGACTATATTATAGCATCAATTAAAAACGGTGGATCTACTTTCAACGGCAACATTGGTATCTACATCAACAGTTACTATGTAGACCTAGCTGATGCTGTAGTATCAGCCAATGTGGCCTATGATCCAACCATTGGTGCAATGGATATATGGGCTAATGTCGATATCCCGGCTGGATATGCATATCCATCTGTTTGTGCAAGTTTGATCAATTCAGCACAAATACCAATGGTGTCTGCCGCAGTTGCACCCAACGGATTTATAACTATAAACAGCTCTAGCCTTACAAATAATAACAAGTTGTCCATTAGATCCAATGGGTCAAACTTGTTCTCAATGATTGGACTTCCGGTATATGAATTAGATCAACAGATTGTTCATCCTGCAGGATCAATTGGGCAAGGCTTTGCTAGTAGCGTACGATACAATTCCGAAACAGAAACATTGCTGGTGAGTAGCACCGGCGATGATGTTTACTACATGTCTGAAGTGGATACTGGTACTACAACATTTGACCAATCATCCACCAGATTGATAGATATTATAAAATCAAGTGGTAGTGTTTATGTATATGAAAAATTAACAGACCCCAACACAGGTGTTACCAATACCGGTACAATGAGTTATGTACAGCACATCAAATCAACAGCATTACGAACTGGTGACGGCTTTGGCACCAGCATTGACATTAATAAAGATTTAATATTAATTGGTGCGCCCGGAGATGACAGTATTGCGGCCAATGCCGGCGGCGTATATGTGTACACAAACTTAGATTATGTACCAAGTTGGGACGTGATTCGAACACAAACAGAAAAAGTTGACTTAAACAACATCAACAAGATATTTGTATACGATAAAATTACACAACTAATTCTTGCTAGTCTAGATTATATTGATCCTGCCAAAGGAAAAATACTTGGCATCGCTGAACAAGATATTGACTACAAGACTGCACTGGATCCTGCAATATACAACACTGGACCAGCAACATACAACTCAGGTGCAGGAGTCACACGAGTGGTAAACCAAGGCTATCATTGGAATGAGCGCCAGGTTGGTAAGATATGGTGGAACCTATCTACACTACGTTACCTTGATTATGAACAAGATGACTTGATCTATCGTAGCAACAACTGGGGCAAGTTATTCCCGGGCAGTCAGATTATTGTTTGTGAATGGACTGAGAGTGCTTATCCGCCAGTACAATATATCAACAACAGTGGCGATGGTCGTCCGTTGTTCTACGACACTTATGTGACTATAACCACAGTGGTCAGCGGCAAGATTGTTTTGAAGTATTATTATTGGGTTATCAAGAAACAAAACACGGCTCCGGGCAAGCGTTTCAATGTCACAGTACTTGAAGATATCATCGAAAACCCACAGTTACAAGGCATTCCTTATGCATCGGTAATGAAACAAAACTCTGTGAATCTAGTGAATATTCAATCGTATTTGAGTTCGTCAGATACAGTATTGCACATAGACTATCAAAAGCTACGCAATGAAAACAGCGTACATGCCGAATATGAATTGATCAACGAGAATGATCCTGGTAGTACTATTCCCACACGCATCATTGACAAGTTGATTGATAGTCTGTCAGGCATTGACACAATGGGGCAAGTTGTACCAGACCCGACACTGACAGCGGTTAATCAAATTGGTATTGATATTCGCCCAAGGCAGACACTGGTTATCAATCGCTCCAAGGCAGTTGAAAACTTTGTCAAGTATGTCAATAAGGTGCTGGTCCAACACCCGATTGTTTACCAGTATAGTTTGTTGGGCCTGGAAAAAGTAGATCCCGTTCCAGCCAGCACAGAATATGATAAAGTTGTGCCCGTTGTTGATGAGGTTGGCTACATTGACACAACTGACTTGAGTGCTGGGTATCGAGTACTAGTAACAAGCGATAGTACCAACAGCGGCCTATGGACTATCTATCGGCTAGACAGTAACAACCAGTTTCAAACATATCGCATTCAGTATTTTAATACAGCATTGTACTGGGATAAGATTGATTGGTACGCCAGCGACTACGATCCCACAGGTAGATTAAACTTTACTGTAACAGCCTACAAGGACATTGCGGCATTAGTATTAAAAGCTGGTGAAATAATTCGTGTCAATTATGATGATGGCGGACAATTTGGTATATATCGTGTCAAGTCTGATCTAACCATAGAAAAAGTTGGAATCCAAAACGGAACCATAGAACTTAAATCTACGCTGTACGACTTGGCTGCAGGCCAAATGGGATGGGACGAAGACCGATTTGACACTGTACGCTTTGATCAGACACCAAGTATTGAAATTCGCAACATATTAATAGCCCTACGCGATGATATCTTTATTAATTCACTCGGAGATGAGTTCAATAAACTATTCTTTGTGTTGGTGAACTATATTTTACAAGAACAAGTTAGTGTTGATTGGATTTTTAAGACTAGTTTTATTAACGTATTTCACAAATTACGTGAATTAAGCCAACCACCTAGTTTTGTACTTGACAATCAAGGATACTATCAGCAATACATCGAAGAAGTAAAACCATATAGAACCATCCTTCGTGAATATGTTGTTGACTATGTTGGATTAGACACAGTGGGTAGTAATGTGACTGACTTTGACTTGCCTAGTTTGTATAGTAAAACACTAGCAACATATCGTACGCCCAGTGGTGAGAGAACTATAGATTCAACCCTGTTGAATATAACTCCGGAGTATCAATATTGGAACGAATACCATAGTTTTTCGGTGGGGTCGATTGAGGTTAGTAATGCCGGTACTGGATATCTAGCAGGATCAAACGTTGCTGTAACTGTCACAGGTGGTGGTGGTAGCGGAGCAACAGCCAATGCCATGGTTTGGTTGGGTAACGGTACCATTAGATCAGTGACTGTAACAAATCCCGGATCCGGATACACGTCAGCGCCAACTGTTACCATCAACGGTACCGGAATCAACGGTCTTGCTGCCGCACGATTGGTCAACCAAACTGTACGACAGGTTGACAGTCGGTTAAAATTTGATCGTACAGCATATAATTCCAATGTACAAATTTGGAGTAGCGCCAACAGTTATGTCTCTGGCAGTATTGTTGCTTATAACGGACAAGCATATAGCCCATCTGCCAACGTCGGTGCATCTGCCAACTTTGACTTTGACACATTTACGGTGTTAACTGGAGACCAAGTAGGAAATGCTAACGATCGTATCATTGCTTATCTAGCAAGTCGTCGAGCAATAGATCTAGACTTAGATACCACACTAGGACGTGAAGTAGCGGCTACTAGAACCAACAAGTTCTACTTGACACAATACATCACGGGCATTGAATATCCAGGTGTACGAGTACAAGGATTGAAGTTTGATGCCAATGTTGCGGACCAAGCCTTATTAGACACAGTGATTCAAAGTCGTTATGTTGACACCGGCCTAGGAACCAGACCCGAAGACATCAACATCGACGGCGGCGCATACATTGATTACTATTCTAGTCATGCTCCTGAAGAGTTGTTACCTGGTGTAGTACAAGAAAGTGTAGCTGTTAGTGTGTTTACCAAAGAGGTAGATGCTAATTTAACTATAGTGTCAGGAGGTAAATTTCCAGCCTACAGAGAATTTTTGGATATTGGTGGCGAACGTGACTACTTGCGTATCAGCGGATTAGCTACAACATTTTTAGTAGCCAATTTAACAACAACTTCTACTAGTATTCAGGTAAGTGATTCAACATTGTTGCCAATTCCTGATTTAATTCGTGCTATCCCCGGGGAATTGTTTATTGGCGGTGAAAAAATCACATACTGGAACAACAATACCGTGGATGGTATATTAACTAACATTCGACGTGGTGTTGGCGGCACTGCCATCCAGACACATACAAATCAAACTATAGTATATGACTCTAGTGTCGCTCAACAGATACCGGGATTGAATTCACGTACAGCATTGATTTCGTCAAACAGTTCGTTCAGCAGTAACTCAAGCATCAACTACTGGAGAGCCAACAGCTCGTCATCAACATTTACCACAGTGGATAATGTAACTTACAAGTTAACTCTGAATGGAAACATTACTGCCAACTGCGGAGACTATATTACACAACTCAATAGCAATGCCAATGCGGTTGTGCGTGGAAATGTTACATCGGCAAAATCAATTGCTGTAACATTCTTAACAGGCAATGTTACAACAGCCAATGCAAACTGTATTCTTCAAGTCAACGGAGTATCTAGTGTAGTAGCACCAAACGCAATCTCTATATTGGGTTCAGTCAACGCCGCAGGTAATGTAATCATCACTGCTCTAACCATTGCAGGATTTACAACCAATGTTGAAATTTACCAGGATAATATTGCCTGGTATGACATGGAGCATCAGTTTATTGTTGGAGATACCCTGGGACTGACAAATCAGAATACATTAGCCGCACAATTCTTAGGATTAGGCGGTGTAGATATAGTCGCAGATATTTCTAATTTTTATTGTACTGAAGAGGATCCTCCAACAGTAAATACAGTAATGTATACAGAAAATAACAAGCAATTAACACAGGAATAACAAAATGGCTATACAAAAATTTAGCGAATTACCAAGAACAGCATCATTCAATTCGAATGCCAGCACAGACGCAAACAAACCCTACTACTTGTTTCCGGTAGTATCAGTTGGAACTTCATCAAATTTGCTGTCAGTGATATCCGGCGCCACTATGAGCACCTTTGTTGGTGGAATCGTTGATACCAGTTTGATATCAATTACCGCAAATTTGGGCACCTTGACCAGCAATGCGGCCGCACAGCAAACAACCATAAACACACTAACATCGGGGCAAAGCACACATACCGGCCAAATTACCACAATCCAAGGGCAAATTACAAGTTTGCAATCAAACACCGGTAGTTTAGCAGACCAAATCACAGCGGTGCAGGCTGCAACCTTATCTGGGGTAGTAAACAATGTGTTAGTAACCGGTCCTTTAGTTAAATCCGGCAACGCAACTTATCCTAACATCAGTATTCCTGTTGCAACCACCAGCACAAACGGGTACTTGAGCAGTACCGATTGGACAACGTTCAATAACAAAGCACCAACAGCAAACCCAACGTTTACAGGTACTGTTACTACTGCAAATCTTATACCTAGCGCCAACGCGGTCAGTAACATTGGCAGTGAGAGTTATCAGTACAACACAATCTTTGCCCGTGCAACTTCTGCACAATATGCTGACTTGGCAGAGAAATATTTGCCCGATGCTGAGTATCCTGTGGGCACTGTTGTGATGATTGGCGGCGATGCGGAAGTCACAGCCTGCGAACCTGGTCGACGAGCAATCGGCGCTATATCAGCTAATCCCGCATATGAAATGAATTCGGGTCTAGAGGGTGGTGTATTTGTGGCCCTTAAAGGACGAGTACCTGTATTTGTTGTAGGACCTGTTGTTAAAGGACATGATTTAGTAGCAGATACTCGTGGTACTGCTGTTATGAATTCAGACTATGTGGGCGGTATACCGTTTGCGGTAGCATTGGAAACAAATAACGACCCTGGCATCAAATTAGTTGAAGCCTTGGTACTATAACCATATTGTTTAGCGATAAATAACAGATATGGAACAAGATAAACAGCAGGATACAGAAAAAATGCAAACTCAAAAGCCAGAACGCAAACCAGATGAAACCGGTGGTATTCATGTACAAGGTCATATCAAGATATTTGACCCTGAGTCCGGCGAAGTTTTTATCAATAAACGCAACGCTATTCACTACGAGAATATTTCTGTAGCATTAGCACAAAACTTGAGCAACAAAGCACAGAGTTTTGTGTACGAAATGCACTTTGGTAATGGTGGTACTGCCGTTGACCCCACCGGTGTTATCAGTTACTTGCCAGCCAATACAAATGCACAGAACAGTAATTTGTATAATCCAACATATTTTAAAATTGTTGATGACACTAGCATTAAGAATACAGATCCTGCTCGTAATAAAATCACAGTATTACACACACCGGGCAACATCTACACCGACATCTTGGTCACCTGCTTGCTGGACTACGGTGAGCCTGCTGACCAAGCCGCATTTGATAATAGTCAGAGTTTAAATGCCGACTATGTATTTGATGAACTAGGACTAAAAGCTCGTAGCCTCGATGATAGCGAAGGCTTAACAACTACAGGATTATTGTTAACACACGTGGTGTTTCATCCGGTGCAGAAGTCATTAAACAGACTTATTCAAATCGATTATACTGTGCGAATTCAAACTCTAACTAACTTGAGTTCCTTAGGATAATACGTAATGAGTTATACCATATACAAAACAAATGGACTTCAACTACTAACTTTACTTGACGGTACTCTAAACGACAGGTACGGTATCAAGTTGGTTGGAAAAAACTACATCAATTATGGTACTGCACAAAACGAAAATTTTGTTTATTTACAAGAGAACTTTGCCAACGACACAGCGCCAACGTATCCATTAACTGGACAATTATGGTACAATACTCAATCTAATACTGTTAGTTTCTTTGATGGTGTTACGTTCAATGCGTTGGCCAATGTAGTACAACTTGGCAGCGGAATTGGTGTAGTTAACACAGCATTGATTGCAAATGCGGCCATACTACAAACAGCAATCAAAGCCAACGTGGCTATACAAACAGCCAACGCCGGTGTGCAGTCAGATGCAATTGCCAACCTATTGGCCAATGCTGGGGTACAAAGCGATGCAATAGCCACTATCAACGCTAATGTAACAGCCGCTAATGTAAATATTAGTACTCTACAAACAACAGCCACAACATTAACAACAAAAACAGACTCAACCAATAGTAACGTTGCCGCAGTAATTGGCAATGTGGTTATTTTACAAGGCAATGTTGTTGCACTATTTGCCAATGCGGCCACACAGGGTGCGGCAATTACAGCCATTCAGTCAGCTGGATATATTACAACAGCACCGTTGTCAGCTTACGCAACGCTAAACAGTCCCACATTCACAGGAACAGTGAGCGGCATAACAAAAGCCATGGTGGGATTGGGTGATGTGACCAATGAAAGCAAAGCCACAATGTTTACTAGTCCTACATTTACGGGATCAGTAAACGGAATTACAAAATCAATGGTGGGATTGGGCGAAGTAACCAATGAAAGCAAGGCCACAATGTTTACCAGCCCGGTGTTTACTACCAGCCCAACAGCACCAACGCAATCATATTCAGACAATAGCACAAAATTAGCAACAACAGCGTGGGTCCTCAATGCCACTCAGTATTGGGATGGTAGCAGAAAATATGTTTCTAACAGTGCACCAACTTCAGGCGACGGCGCAAATGGAGACTTCTGGTTTCAATACCAATAATAAAATATGGCAAACATAGTAGTTAAAACATTTGATTATACCGGGGGTCGACAGATCTTTACAATGCCTGCTGGCTATCATCCATCGGTGGATGTTTACATGTGGGGCGCAGGTGGCGCAGGTGGCGGCACTGATGGCAATGGTCCCGGGGGGCAAGGCAGTGGCGGGTGGTACTATTCCAATACAATTACATTAAACTCCGGAGACGAGGTTGATGTTTGTGTGGGCGGAGGCGGAATTGTTGGCGGTAGTGGCACCAGTTCTGGTAGTGGTCGTGGCGGATTTGGAAGACAAGCCTTTGTACCATCAGGCTACGCAGGATATGGCACCGGAAGAAGTTTTGCTGGCGGATCGGGCGGTAACGCAGGACCATCAGGTTGGTCAGGTGGCGGCGGAGGTGGCGGCGGAGCCTCTGTGTTGATAGTCAATAACTCAACATATTATGTTGCAGCCGGCGGTGGCGGAGGTGGCGGCGGGTCGAATAATCGAGCCGGTATAAATGCTCTCAATTATAATAGTCCATCCACTTATGCCAACTTTGCAACATCTACCAATGGTGCGTATGCATCGTGGTTAAACACATACGGCATATGGAACGCTGACATATATTCAGCAACCTTTGATCAAACATTTACAGTTAATTTTCCTTCAACTGGAACTTATACTTTTACCAGCAGTTGCGATAATTCAGGCACAATATATTTAGATGGTAATTCAATACTATCAGTTCCTGGGTACACTATAACCTACACATACTCTGCAACAGTTGCGGCAGGGACGCATACAGTACGTATATACGGAACTAACAGTGGCGGCCCAGGCAGTATTGGATTGACTATAACAGGCTCACCTGGTACATTATTGGCCACAAATGCACTACCGTTCTTAACACAAGGTACCAATGGTGTCAGTTGTGTGGGTGATGGCGCAGGTGGTGGTGGTGGTGGTGGTGGACTAACCGGCGGCTACGGTGGCGATCAAGGATTTGACAACAGTGCAGGCGGAGGCGGCGGTTACACAGGAACATCTAG